TCATCCGGCTTGACGGCCCTTGTCTGCGCGCTCGGGCGGTTCGCCGGTGGCGAGTTCGACCACGGCGGCGAGGCGGGCGCAGACTTCTACGTTCACGCCTCGTCCGGTCGGGTTGGGAGTGAGGATGATGCGGTCGATCAGCTCGCGCACAGCGGGTATCGCCGCCTCACGGGCGGCGGGTTCGGCGAGTGCGGTGCGCAGGTCGTCCACATGGCGGCGGTATTCCTCGGCGATGGCGGGGTGCAGGGCTATGACCCGGACCGCATCCATCTCGGCCAGCTCGGCCGCCGTGCGATCGCGATCAAGGCGGGCGGCGCGCAGGGCTTCGCGGATCTCGGCGAATTCGCCTGCACCTTCGGCCACGGCGGCGACCAAGCGTTCAACCTTGGCGGTGGCGGCCTGCAGCTGGCGTTCGAGCGCGGCCTTGCGCTGGCGGCCCTGCCGCGCGCGGCGGGCGAATTCCTCATGGTATTCGCGGACGTAGGCCGAGACCACTTCGGGATCCAGCAGCTGGTCCTGCAGCGCCGCGAGCGCGTGGCGCTCGTAGCTTTCGGTGCTGATCGTGCGATTGTTCGTGCAGGTGCCGCCGTCGCGGCGCGCGCCGCAGGACCAGAAGCGCCCCGTGCTGATGTTCCATGCGCCGCCACAGGTGCCGCACTGGCCGAGACCCGAAAGGATGTGGCGGGGGCGGCGAGCGTAGACCGGCTTCGCGATGCGGTTGCGCTCAAGTTCGGCCTGCACCGCTTCCCAGAGGGCATCGTCGATGATGCGCAGCTGGGGGACGCTTTCGATGATCCATGCGCTTTCGGGGTTGGGGCGGATCCGGGTGGTGCGGGTGACGGGTTCGATCACCTTGCTGGTGCGGTTGTGGACCAGCTCGCCGATGTAGAGGCGGTTCGAGAGCATGCCGTTGCCGCGGGTGCGATCGGGACGGATGGTGCTGGCGCGCCAGCTACTGCCTCGCGGGCCGGGGATGCCTTCAGCGTTGAGCTGGCGGGCTATGGCGACGGGGCTTCTGCCGGCAGCGTATTCGGTGAATATGCGCCGTACGATCGCCGCTTGGTCTTCGTCGACCTCGCGCAGGCCGCGCACTGCCCTGCCCCCATCGTCGATCCGGTTGGCGAGGCGGTAGCCATAGGCGAGCCCGGCCGGGCTGCGCCCCTGGCGCACGGTGCCCGCCTGCCCGCGCTTGATATTGTGGCGCAGCTCTACCCGCTGCTGTTCATCGAGCAGGCCCTTGATCGCGCCCTTGAAGCTGTCGATCTCGCCATCGCCGAGGGTGAAGAGGCGCGCACCGTGGAAGTTGAGGCGCTCGCGCAGGTGGTGCGCGTCGCCCTGGTTGCGTGCGAGCCTGCTGGTGGTGTCGATCAGGACCTGATCGATATCGCCCTGCTCGACGCGGGCGAGCATGGCGGCGAGGCCCGGGCGCTGGCTCTCGTCGGTGCCGGCCGCGCCGCCGATCGCATAGTCCGTGAAGACGTCGACCACCGGCCAGCCCTCGCGGCTCGCGCGGTCACGGCAGACGCCGATCTGCTGGTCGATCGAGCGGCTATTCTGCAGCTGGCTGGAATATCGGGCGTAGATCAGGGTTCGCATCGGTCGATTCGCTTTCCCGCAGGCGGGCTATGTCCCGCGCCACCGCCGCGCGCGCAAGCACCTTCGCCAGTTCGAAGATGGCAGGAGGCGGCGGCGGGGTCACGGTGCGGCCTCCCTGACCGCAAAGCGCGAGACGATGTGACGCTCGCCATCCTCGAACTCGATGCGGCACGCGTTCATGGTGCCGCGCGCGAGGATGCGGCAGCGCTGCCCCTTGCGGTGGGGCAGGGTGATCGCCAGTACCAGACGCGATCGAACATCGGCATCAGAGCAGACCCGCCTTGCGGAGCTCTTCGGCCATTACTGGGTGCAGGCCAGGCGTAGCCTCACCCTCGTCGCTCAGCAGTGCGCGGATCCGGTCGAAGAACCTGTCCGCGCGTCGGAACGCGATTGCGGCGCCCTCATCATCACCCTTGGCAGCGAATTGTCTGCCGCGCTTCTGCCATCGAGTCACAGAGGCCCGCGTCTCCTTCGGCGCGCGCCGCCAGCATTTGCCGCAGATGATCGTGTAGCCGGGTGCGAACTTCGTCGTGCCGCGCTTGCAGCCCTTGATGCAGCAGTTGATGCGGGGATAGGAGGGCCGCTCAGCCATGGACACCCGGCATCCCGTCGTGCAGCGCGCCGTCGAGCCGACGGCCGGCGCGCTTCTTGCCGAGCTTGGCGACCTCGATCAGGCCGTGGCCATACTGGTTGCGCTTCATGTCGGCCAAGGCCTTGGGGACGATGAACCCGTCGCCGGTGACCAGGTGCTTGCTGCCGGCATGCTCCCATCCGATCGGCGCCCACTCGCCCCATTGCTTGAAGAAGAAGGTGACGCCGGCGGCGGCGCACTGGTCGCGGAGGGAGCGGGCCCAGTCGGGGTGCATCGGGCGCGCGCCCGTGCCGCTCTCGCCGCCGACTACTACCCAGTCGAGAGGCTTGTAATAGCCAGGCCGATCGAAGCCTGGCGATCGCTCGCCCTCTCCAAGCCAGTCCTCCCATTGACCGTCGATCAGGTCTTCGCCCCAGTAATGGCCGGTAAGACTGTTGAGGTTGCCGCGCGTCTCGGACCAGCTGCGACCATCAAGCGTCTTGACGATCTTCGGCTCGCCTCGAAAGCACTCGTCTCGGCCCGCCTCCATGATGCGCGTCAAATCCACCGGCCCGAGCAGGGGTTCGGCGCTGATCCAGCGGAGGGCGGCGGGGGTGGCGAGCAAGTCGGGGATGCGCTCATCGGCGCGCTGCTGGTCCTCGACGCTGACGCCAAGCCAGACGTTCGGGAGAGGCCATTGTGCCGCGGTCGGGCCGCCGTACCAGCTATCGAGCGTCTCGGCCGCAGCGCGGGTCTTAGCCACCCCATACATCGCCTGCCACACGCGCCGAGGGGTGCCATGGCAGATGCCGAAGTCACCTGAATTGGCGAAATACTCCCGCATCCGCGCCGAGCGCTTCGTCAGCACCTGGAAGGTGTGCTGGGGGCAGAGCGCCATCACCGCGAAGATGCGGTCGAGCATGTCACCGGTGACAAAGTCGGCGAAGAGATCGCTCATCGAGCAGACGAAGATCTTGCGGCCCTTCTTCCACCGGAGCGGCTTCAGCAGCTGGGCCTCGTCGAGGAAGACCTCGATGTCCCTCCGGTGGCTTGGCTTGTAGGGCAGCTTCGTCCCCATGTTGCAGCGGCCGGAGCGGTTGCGGGTTTCGGAGTAGCAATGCTCGCACCCGGGCGATGCGTGCTCGCAGTGCCACCCGATCACGGTGGGATCGGAGCGCAGGCGGGCGCGGATCGGATTCCAGCTTTCGTCGGTCCATTCGATTGAGGTCATTGTGCGGTTCCTTCCAGTGCTGCCGCGATGCGACGGCAGGCGGTTTCGAAATGGGTGGGGTTTTGCTCGATCCCGACGAAGGCCTTGCCGGCCTTCACGGCCGCGACGCCGGTCGAGCCGGTGCCCATGAAGGGATCGCAGATCGTGCTGCCGGGGACGTTGCGGACGATCTTGTCCATGACGGCGTCGGGCTTCACGGTTGGGTGATCGAAGGTACTGGTCTTCACCGACCGCGCCCTGATCACGCGGTGCATGTCGTGATGATCGCCGACGGGTGCATAGCCCTTCGACCAGGCGTGGATGAAGGGCTCGGTATCGGGCAGGTAATGCTTGTTCCGCATCGGCATGGGGTTGGGCTTTTCCCAGACCAGCAGCGCGAAGCGGCTGAAGCTGCCGGCCATGAAGGGCAGCAGCTGGGGCAGCTGGTCGTTGTGGCAGAAGACCACGGCCGCGCCGCAGAGCAGCGGGTTGATGATGCGATGATCGAAGCCCTGATCGAGCCGTTCCTCAACGATGCGATTGCTGCCTTCCCGGCTCTTGCGGAAGGCCCCGCCGCCGCTGTTGTCGAAGAGGTAGGGCGGATCCATGACGTCGGCGTCCATCCAGCCCAGAGTGGGCCGGATGGCGTAGGCGTCGCCGCAGTATAGCGTGACGCGGTTGCCGAGGCGGACGGTCAGAGTGCCGCTGCCGGGCAGTTCGTTCTCGATGGTGAATGTCATGAGCCGACCAGATCCCGGAAGAGGATCGGCTGCACCGAGCCGTCCTGATAGACCGCATCGAGCCAGCGATCGGCGCGGGGTTCGTCCCCTGCCCACTTGTCCGGGAAGGTGCGGGCGGCGATAAGCTCGCGGATGCGGGTCTCTTCCTCGGGGTTGATCAGGTCGACGCCGGCGCGGCGTTGGATGTCGAGGATCTGCTCGAGCGCCACCGCGCGCGCCTCGAGCGTGAGGGGGCCCATGCGCTGGGGGTTCTTGGCGATGCTGCCATCTTTCAGGCGCTCGGCCCCCGACTTGCGCAGGCGCTGGGCGGGTTCGCGCATCCACCGGTAGAGGGGCTTGAGTTCCTTGAGCGGCGCGAGGTGTGCCCATGCCGGCATGTCGCAGATGACTTCGAGCGCCGTGTCCCTCGCGGCGAGAGGGCAGCCGATGCAGCCGGTGCGGGCGTTGACCTCTTCGGCATCGTCGCCCCCGTAGGCGTCGGCGAGGATAGCGGTCGGCCAGCCCCCGAACTCAGGACGCGGGGCGTAGATGCGCAGCCAGTCCCAGACGGTGCAGACCCGCCAATGCAGAATCGGCGCAAGAGTGGCGATGCGACCCTTGATCCCCTTCGCATCCGGCAGGACCTGCTGGTACCAGCCTTGCCCGCACTCGGCGCCATCCTTGCTGCAGGACATGGCGATACGGCCGTCGCGCACCGCGCTTTCGCCCTCACGCACGCCGGTGATCATCAGGGCCGTGCCGGGCAGGCTCTCGATCGCCTGCCCCAACGCCTCGGCCATCGGCTCGACCTTGATCTGCCGAGTGCACCAGCGCAGCGTGTTGTTGTTCGGCGGCGGCACGCCTCGGCCGAGGATGTAGACCATGAAGCGCTTTTCGAGCGGCGCGCGCACCACGGTGACCTCGATCCAGTCGCGCTGGGAGAGCATGACCATGAGCAGCTCGGCCGCGCGCTGGATCGGCGGCAGTTCCTGCCGGGTGTCGGCGTAGAAGACATAGAGCTTCGCAGGGCGCGGCAGGTGGCCGGCCTCGATCAGGTGGACCATGAGCGTGAGGGTGGCGGTGCTGTCCTTCCCACCCGACCAGGCGACGGCGACGTGCTGGTGCCTATCCCAGTAAGCGCGCAGGGACTGCAGGGTCAGTTCGACCGCCTCTTCGTGGAGCATACGGACGCCGCCGGAGAAAAGACCGGTCATGGGCGCGCCTTTCCGATGTTGAGTTCGAGGATGAGGCCCAGCCATTCGATGGCCATCGAGCGGCCTTCGAACCATGTTTCGCTATGGTCTGACGGGCCGCCCCAGCGGGCGATGGTGATCCGGGGGATCATGCGAGTTCGATCCTTGCGGTCTCGAAATTGGCACAGCCCGCCTGCTGGGCGGCCAGATCGAGCGCGTCGGCGTACTGGATGCCGTCACGCTTCTTCAGCTGCTTGGCGAGGCGCTTGACCCCTTCGAGGGTCTTCGGGCGCAGGGCGTCGAGATCGGTCATCGCTCACGTGCCCTGCGGAGAGCCGAGAGGATCGTTTCGGTCTGCCCCTCGGTGATCGCCTGCATCATGCCGTCGAAGTCGCCTTCGTCGCGGGCCGTGACGATCCTGCACATGACCTCCCGGAAGCGGGTGCACTCGGCGTCCAACTCCTCCTCGCGGGTCCGCGGCGTGATTGGAGCGCTCATGCCGCACCTCCGAAGGGGATCGGCTGCGCGTCGCTAGGCAGGTAGAGCGGGTGGCGGGGCTGGCCTTCCTTGGTCAGGCCGAGCGCGATCACCGGCGCACCGCGATCATTGTATTGGTCGATCCAGCCAAGGGCCGTCTGGTCCTGCCCTAGATGCGTGCCGTGGGCGCCCCAGGCGCAGACGATCATCTTGGGGTGCGCGAGCGCATCGAGGAACGCGCGCTGGTTGCCGGGGCCGCAAGGGTCCCGCTCGGGACCGACCGCAAGCAGTTCCTTGGGGCTGGTCGCCCGCCAGGCGAAGAGGTTGATGACTTCGATCCCCGTGCAGCCGAGCCGCTTGGCGAAGGTCACGCACCGCCGGATCGTCGGATCGTCCTGATCGGCGTCGGCCGTGCTGGGGTTGAGCATGACGAAGACACAGATGGCCACGCGCGAGCGGTCCCAGCCACGCCAGAGCCGGTAGCGATAGTTGGCGCAGGGGCTGACCTCGGCCCCGGAGAGCAGATAGGCGCTCATGCCGCACCTCCTGCAGCTGCGCGCAGCCCGGCGTCGCGGGCGGCGTTGAGGCGCGCCATGGCGGCAGTGCTGCCGCCGCGATCGGGGTGGGCGTCGCGGGCGAGCTCGCGGTATCGACGCTGGATCAGATCAGCCGGTGCGGCGGCGGTCAGGCCGAGGACCTGCCACCACTGCTCGGGTGCCGGCAGCGCGACGTGACCTGCGAAGGCCTCGTGCAGGGTGGCCACGCCCCAGCGCTCCTGACCGCGCAGCGCCTCGATGTGGGCGGCGATGGCGGCGATATTGCCGGGGATCGTGTCGTAGCGGTCGCAGGCGAGCAGGTGGGGCTTGCCGTCTAGCTCGAAGAAGAAGGCGACATCCGGGCCGCTGGGCGTTCCTCTGTCGCGCCGGGGGCGGCCATCGGCGCGCAGCTCAAAGTTGGTGGAAAGGGTCAGCTCGCGCATCCGCCAGCGATGACCACGCTGGGTGACCAGCTCGGTCTGTTCCTGCAAGCGGCGTACCGCTTGGTCGAACAGCAGCGAGCCGCCCTGGTGGCGGAAGGGGGAATTCTTGCGTTCGTTCCACGGGGTGCGCGGGCGGCCGACCGGCCAGTTGGTGGGATAGGCGAATTCGATTTGCGGGGCAGCCATCGCGATTACTCCTGTCGCAGTGTGTTGATGGTGGTGATCGCCATGGCGGCGGCGAGTTCGAGGTGGCGGATCGCCTTGTCGCGATCGGCGCCGGCGTTGCGCAGTTCGAGCAGCGCATCGAGGGTGAGGTTGAGGGCTTCCTCGCACAGGCCCTCGCCCTGCCGGTGGGGCGCGACGAAGCGGGTGATTTGCTTTTCGACCAGCGCGGCGCGAGCGGTGATCACGCCGCGGAAGGCATCGGCATCCTCGGCGAATACGCGGACGTGTTCGATATCGCGCGCCATCGCCGCGTAACTGCCGATGCGCAGGGTCGGGAGCGGGCGGCTCATGCCCCTACTACCGGGCGTTCTGCGGGCCGCGTGACGTGATCGAATTTGGTCCTGCCGACCTCTTTCACCGTAGCGCGGTGAACGTCGTGGCCGATCTGGATGATCGTCGCCATCGCCTTCGCGAAGTCGGCCGCATGGCTGAAGTCGCGGGCCTTGAAGATCACCGTCAGGAATTCTGGGTAGACGGTTTCCGGCCTGATCGAGTGATAGGGCGAGGTGCGGATCACCGCATAATACCGGTCGCCGGTGCCCTGCCCTGTCAGATCAATGGTCTTAGCCTTGGGCTGCAGCTCGCGCGCGTCGCCTGAGAGCATCATGCCGCCGCCCTCCGGGGCCTGCGCGCGGTGCGGGCACTCACGCAATCGTCGCACATGGGTTGGCCGTCGCGGCCGATCTGCCAGCCCGAAGGCGTGGCGGTGGTGGGGCTGGTGTGCTGCTTTCCGCAGCCGCATTCGAAGGTAAAGTGCTGGTGTCCGGTCCGGTTCATGGGGGCGTACTCCCTTCAGTTGGCGCCAAGAATGGCGAGAGCCGCGGCCAGAGCGGCAGCGGCGACGATCAGCCCGACAAGGGCGTGTTCGAGGGTCAGGCGGCGGCGACCGCCCAAAAGGTGCGGATCGCAGCGCGGGCAGCCGCAATCGGCCGGGTGGATTGGCCATGGCCGGTTCGGATCACGCATGCTGGGGGTCTCCCTTGCTGGTGCGGGCCTCCGCCCGCAGTTCATGGGTGAGCCGGGCCAGCGCGACGGTTCGCTGCCCCGGTTCGAGGTGCCAGCGCAGGGCGATCACGCGGTGCGCCTGGTCTTCGAGCTGGTCGGAGAAGCCCCCGTGTTCCGCGGCGTAGGCGGCGATACGATCAATCGCCTGGTCGAGCGCGTCGCGGCGGTCCTGTTCGGTGGCGATGCCGGCAGGCTCGCCCTCCCCGTCGCAGATGAATTCCCAGTCGCGCACCAGATCGGCGAAGGCGCGCAGTTCGCGGGTGGCGGCTTCCTCCGCCAGTTCACCGGCGGCGATGCGCCGGGGGAAGCTGTCGCGCCGCGCAGACAGCATCGTCTCAGCCATGCGCCGCAGATCGCCGAAGTCCGCCCACGCGGGCGGCGGTTCGGGAAGGATGATCGCGGGGCGTCCCTTCGCAGGCCAGCGGCGTTCGCCGGCTTTGGTCGTGTCGTCTGTGGCAGGGGATGACCAGCGGCCCATCGGCCGCGGCGCAAGTGCGGCGCTCATACGAAGGGCCCCTTCTCGGTCGGGATTTGGAAGACCCAGCAGCTGCGGGTTTTGTCGTCCTGGCAGTTGACCGCCTTAGTCGCGATCCAACGCCGTGATTTCGAGCCGCGCAGAAGCTTCTTGAGCTGATCGAGATTTGGCGGGCTGAGACCAGCGTTGCGGCACCGGGCTTCGTAATCGGGCAGGTTGATCGCAATCTTTTCGTGGGGGTTGCGATGCTGGTTGATGCTCCTGCCCTCGGCGTGCGCGTTGGCATCCTCTCGGTTGAGCAGGTGCTCGATGTTTTCCCAGAAAGCGGCAACCAGCGGGTGATCGCCGCCCGTCGATTGCTGGCGGTCGATCGCCATCGCGTCGACCAACCTGACGGCTTCGGCCACCCATTCGGAGCGGGTGTTCGGGAACAGAAGCGGCAGGGTTTCGATCGCGGCGGCGAGCTGGCTGTGGTTGAGGATGACGCGATCGTTTCCGAGCCCTTTGACCCGGCGGCGCATGTCCTTCAGGTGGTGGTTGAACCGGGCCGTGTGCGCGGTGAGGTAGACGTCCTCCTTGCGGGCGACATGGATGATCGTGCCCGACACGTCGGAGAGCGGCATCTGCTTGAAGCGCGATGCGGCTTCCCTGCCGGCTTCGCTGAAATGCGCCTTGTCGAAGTGCAGCGACATGAGGCGTTCGAGCACGGCCGGGATCGCCGAAATCCGTTCGTTCTGCATGAGGTAGAGCGCGCCCTGGAAGGGCTGGCTGTCTGTCTCGTACCCGCCGGACCGCCGCCCGATCGTTCGGGGCGAGCGGCCGTTGAACAGCACCAGCAGTTCGTTGGGATCGAATTTCTTGGAGTGGTTGCGATCGTCCTCGCGCCCGCTTTCGATCAGGCCGATCGGCAGGTTGGAGAACTTCACCAGCTCGCGCGCGAGGCCCGCCGCACTGGTCTTGACGGGATCCAACCCTTCAAAGTCGGGACGCCCCAGCAGCCGCCAGAGCGATTCCACCAGCGTCGATTTGCCCGCCCCGGGCAGCCCGGTGATTTCGAGGAAGCCAAGCGATCCGTCGCGCGCGCGGATCTGCACCGCAAAGACCGCCATCATGAAGAAGGCGAGGACCACCACGCCCTTGGCGCCATAGGCGGTCCACAGATCATCGAGCCATTCGGTCGCGACCCGGTCGGGATCGTAGCGGATTTCGAGCGGCCGTTCGGGGCTGGCGAGCTTGGCGGAGAGCTTGCCGAACTCGAAATATTCCTCGGCGTTGGGCTCTACCACGCGGCCCTTGTGCACGGCGATATCGCCGAGCAGCCAGGCAGCATGCTTGCGCGAATAGCCCAGCACCTTCACCGGCTCGATCTTCTTGAGCTGCCGGGTCTGGGCCTTGACGATGATGTCGAGCTGTTCGGTGGTGCCGGACCATGAACCGGCGAAGGTCATCAGCCGCTTCTTGAACTCGGCCGCGTTGGTGACAGCGGCGGCGCTGAAGCGGGCGCGCACGGTTTCATCGCCAAAGGGGAAGTCGATCTGCAGGAAGAACGTGGCCTGGTCTTCGACCGGATCATATTCGCGGTAGAGGATGCGCCAGGCGCAGTTGCAGATTTCGGCGACGTCGAGCTGCGGCTTGTTGTCCTCGTCGATCTTCACCCGGCACCAGAACATGCGGTTGGCGTGGCGGAAGTGGAACGATGATCGCCCGGCGTTGCGGGCGACAAGCAGCTTGGCCTTGTCGCGCGGGCTGGCCGCGATCGTGATTGCGCCGTTGTAGAGGTAGCCTTCGATCGCGGCCGGCGCGAGCGGTGCGTCCTCGGGCGCGCCCTTCCAGCTCTGGTGCCGCAGCAAAAGGTCGTTCCAGTCGAGCTTGGTCCCTTCCCCATCGGGGCGGACCTGCGCGGCGGTGGCATCCCAGCCTTCTCGCTTTGCCCGCTCGATATGCTTCTTGGTGTAGAACACGCCGGCGGCGCCGACATCGAAGGCAAAGACCAGTTTCGGCCGATCGCGCCGGCCGGCATCGAGGCAGGCCTTGGCCAGCGCCCCGAGAAAGTGCTCGGGATAGGGGCCCGTCGACATGTTCGACACGGCGGCGAGCTTCGCGCCCTGCGAGAGCGCGGTCGCATCGAAGATGCCTTCGGTGATCCAGATCTCGTTTGCCTGGGCGAGGGTTTGGAAGGTGGTGCCGTTCGGCATCCAGCAGTGCCCGCCCCAGCTGCCGCCCTTGCGGAAGTGCGCTTTTTTCTTGAATCGGCCCGGCCGGTCGATCAGCCGTTCCCAATAGCTGTCCCCGATCGGGAAGCGGATCGCGGCCGAGGTCTGTCCGGTCTCGTAATCCTTGTAGACCTCTTGCGTGTAGAGGCCGCGCAGCAGCCGCAGATCCAGCCCGCGCTCGTATTGCAGGTAGGCATCAGCGGTGGCGTTGGGGTTTTCAGGCGTGGGCTTGTGGTTGTTCGACCAGTCTTCGAACAGATCGGGCAGCAGGTTGCGAACGCTGTCTTCCCACCCGCAACGCTCGGCCCGGCCGCAGCGCACGATCTTGGGTTCCTTGGCCGCGCAATAGGCCTCGCGCTTCCCGCACTGCGGGCAGGTGCCTTCCTGCAGCCAGTCGCCCTTGGTCTTGCGGAACTGGAACTGGGCCTGCAGGGCCTTCATGATTTCGTCTTGCAGGCTCACGGTTTGGCGAGCTCCCGGACGCAATCTTCCAGCCAGCGATTGGCCTGCGAACGCATGATGTCGCGCTCGATGGCGAGGCGTTCCAGCTTGGCCGCGATGCGACCGGCATGTTCCTGCGGCGGCAGCTTGCCGAAGACAAAGCTGGCCGCGATCCGGCGGTTGCGACGGGACCAGCGCCGGTGGGCTGGGTCGAAGGGGAAGCCGGTGATATGGCGCTCGCCGACAATGTCGACGCGGGCGACGCCGTAGCGGTCGCCGTCGCGGTAGAGGACGCGGTCCCCGGGGCGAATGTCGTTCATGCCGGCGCCCCCGTGCCGGCAGCTGTCAGCTCGATCTCTTGCGGCGACCAGCCTGCATCCAGAAACAGGGAAAGAATATCGCTTGTGATGAACGCGTTCCGGGCCTCGGTCGCGTCCCTGTGCGAGGTCGGCGCCGTGGCCTGCCGGGTTTGTTCGCCCCTTCCAGCCCAGACCGCATAGCGGCCGCGCTGCATGGAGACGGCATAGACCCGGTACCGGTCCATGATCAGGCGGATCTGCTGCTCAGCCTCGGCAATCGAAAGGGATCTGGCGCCGGTCATCGCCATGCCGCCTCGATCAGGTGGCCGATGAGTGCGCCGGCGAGCAGCAGCCCGGGTGCAGCCCAGACGATTTCCGGGATTTGCCGGGGTGGCCGCGCGGGCCGGTAGTATCGGATCGGAAAGGTCAAAGCGTCCCCCTTGCGGCAATCGCGGCCGCGCCAAGAATTCGGTTGTGGTGGTGGTTGGCGGGCGACTGGCCCGGTCAGCCGAACAGGCTTTCCTGCCCGTCCGGCCCGTCGCGCGAGGGCGGGCGCACGTGCACCAGTTCGCTCTTGGGGCAGACGGGGAGGTCGAGATCGGGCCGGTCGATGTTCCCTTCGACCAGCGTGTGAACGAAGACGATGTCCGCGCGCCAGGTGTGGCCGCAGGCGCTGTCGGTGCAGTGCACGGTCATCTGGGTCACGGTGGGCGTCGGACGGTCAGACCGGCGGATCATGCCCGGCGCATCGCATTTCGGACAGCGCACGAAGCACCCGTCCCCGCCGCGCTTGCCGCCAGGCTGCAGCCGGAACTTGAGCGGCGCTTCGACCATGGGGCGGTCGATGGCGGGGGCGCGGTCAGGCATGGCCATGCACCCCGAAAGAGGTTCCAGATTCCATGGCATTCACGGGGGTCACTCTGTTCCCCTCGGGGCCCCGTTCACTCCTGCCGGTGCCATGGCTTCGCACCGTCGCTGGTTGGGCGGTGTGTGCAATCCCCTTCGGGGAAGTGGTGATCGCGGGGTCAGACATCGCTGCCTCCCAGCGATGCGAGGCAATCGGTCATCTTGGCGATCGCCTCTTCCAGTTCCTGCCGCGCGCGCTGCTGGCTGCGCGTGCAATCGGACTGGGCGCCAGCGGCGATTGTTGCAGCAATGGCTTCGCCCGACTCCTTCGCCAGTTCGCCCGCCAACTTGACCAGATCCGCGTTCTCGACCCGGGCCTGCACGTCGAGCCGCAGGCCGAAAAGGCGCAGGAAGGGCGCATGATCGCCGCCGTGCTCGATAAAGGCCCGATCGAGCCGCTCGGCATCGATCAACCGAATCTCGGTTTCGCAATCGGGATCGGACCAGTAGCGCACCGTGCGTTCGGTCACGCCGCAGATCGCCGCGCAGCGATCCCACCCGATGCGCGCGGCGATCGTGGTGAGCGCGCGGTGATAGGTCAGGGGTTCGCGCCGCTTGGTCACCGGGCCGCTCCCTTCAAAGCCTGCGGGCGATTGAAATCGACCCCATGCTGGCGCGCGGTAGGATAGGCACCATGGACAGGATCGAACCCCGCATGGCGATCGACGCCGGCAAAGCGCGCGCCAATGTGACGGTCGACCATGGCTTCGCGCGGGTAGATGTCAGGGCGCAGATCGTGGCGGGAAACACCGGTCAGCCTTTCTGCGGTCAGCACATGCGCCGCTGGCATCTGCTTCGACTGATTTAGCCAACGCCAGATGGTCGGTTGAGACACACCGAAGGCATCGGCCATGGCCTGTTCGGTAGGAAATGCGGCGCGCACCGCCTTGAGGGCTTCGAACCTTGTCATACGTTCACGTATATACGTGCACGTATTACGGTCAACGGAAAAGTTGGATGATGCTGGTTGAACAACGTTCTACCACCCCGTTCATGTGGGAGGTGAATCGCGCGCACTTGGCAAAAGCCATGGAAGCAGCCGGACTTAACCAGTCCGAGCTTGCTGAGCGCGTGGGGATGAAACAGCCTTCGATTGCGCGGCTCCTGACTGGCGAGACAAAGACCACGCGTGCTCTCGATCTGATCGCCCGACAGCTGCGGACGACATCTGCATACCTTCGTGGGGAGACCGATGATCCTTCCTGCCCGCTCGGGGAAAAGCAGCTGGCCTGGCGCGGCCCTCCCTCCGAAATTCCCGAGGGCACGGTAATGATCCCCCAACTGGATATCGGCTATTCCATGGGCGGCGGTTCGGTGTTCGAGGAATACGCCCAGACCGCGCTGATCCCCTTCCCGCGCGAATGGCTGCGCCCGATGATCGGCGGCACCTTCGGCGATCTGTTCGTCGCTCGCGGCGAAGGCGACAGCATGATGCCGACGATCCTCGACAGCGATTTCGTGATCATCGACACGGCACAGAAGACGATCATCAAGCAGGACCGGCTCTGGTGCCTGAATTACGGCGATCTGGGCATGATCAAGCGGGTACGCATGCAACCTGACGGCGGCGCGCTGATCATCAGCGACAACCCTGCCGTGGGGAACTTCACCGCCTATGACGGCGAGGTGCAGGCAATAGGCCGGGTGATCTGGATCGGAAGACGGGTGTAGGGGGATTTGTGTGGCCAAGTCGAAAGCAGGGCTGAACACAGCCCAATGTCCATATTGCAAGGAATGGATCAACGCACAGGCAAACAAGTGCCCGCATTGCCAAAGCGAATTTACCGCAGCTGACAAAGCAACCATGAGATCTGAGCGGAAGAGTATGCTGGTGGGCTGCGGTGCTCTCGCAGTGCTTTTGGTTCTGGGCGCCAGCTTTTGCTCTGTCGCTACTACAGGCTCCATACCCGAAAAGCCTGAAGACACGGCAAAGGCCGATGCTACGGCGTTTTACCAGAAGGTTATTAGAGCCGGGACGGATTGCGATAAAGCTTTCACAGCCGCTTCGGGCGAGATGGCCAAGGGTGACGCGGTCCGGTCCTATCGCGCAGTGGAAGTTGCGGAGTCTGTCTGCCTACCTGTCGGCAGCGACATCCGCGCTATTGATGTTCCTTCTTCTGTCGGCAAATCTGTTCATGAAAAGCTGACAGAGGCGCGAGAGGAATGCGCCTACGTATTCACCAACAAATGGTCTGCCATGAAAGATGTCAAAAAGGTCATCAATGGAGACGGCGGCGTTGCGGAGATGGCGGGCGCGCAGGGCACCATGGAGGAAATCCAATCGGGTTCGATCCGCTGTGTCGCAGGCCTTATGGGCTCCCTTACAGAGCTTGGCGTTGATCTAAACAAGCTGCCGAAGATCGATTAGCGCTGGCACCCCATAAGCCGCTATTGGCGTAGTAAGGGGACAAACAATGAAGCCGAGCGTCGCCATCACAGTTCGAGACTACGACAGCGAGAAGCTGATCGGCGATTTCGAAACCGCAGCGGTGCCCCGCCGCGGCGAAGTGTTCACCTGTGACACCGGTTCCTTCGAAGTCAGGATCGTCGAGCACTATCAATGGAAGGAAGAGACCGAAATTCTATTCGGCTCTCCGTTGGTTTGCCTTTGGGTCAGCCCATTCCGGCGCCCAGCCTAAGCGCTCTCCAGCTCGACCCGCTGCCGCATCCCGCTGCCGCCTTCGAAGCTGATCTCGACCGACTTCACCAGCCAGGTGATCCCGTCGATCGTCGGATTCCACCCGCGCAGCGTCACGCGCATGTCGGGCTGGATGGCGGGATCCGCGATCGCCAGATCATAGGTGAATTCGAAAGGCACCCGGGCAGCGCGGCTTGCCGCGGCCTCGGCCGCCTGGCGCGCCTCGGCCTCGGTGGCGTAGACCCGCTTTAGCTTTTTCGGCTCGGTCGGCGCGGCCTCGCCTTCGCGCGCCGGGGTAGCAGGGCCTTTCACCTTCACCGTGCGGCGGCGGCCACCGGCCGAGTCCTGCCACTGGGCTTCAGCGCCGGCGTAGCTTTCCCGCTGGCCTTCGCGGAAGGTCCACTGCCACCCGTCGCGCCGGGTCAACACCAGCCCGGCAAGCGGCACCCCGGACGCGCTGGCCGATACGCCGATCGGCAGGAACAGCAGATAATCATGCTTCCAAGTGGCGACGGCATCGTACCGCTTTCCCAGATCGCGGACGAAGGCCATGTCGCTCTTGCCCTCCTGCTCGATCACGCCGATCGCAGCATTGGCCAGCCCGCCGCCGATCCGGGCGATGCGGCTGTGGCGTGATGCGATCTGGCCGAGCACGGTGCCCAGCGTGGTATTGCGCCAGGTCTTCGTCTCACGCTTGCGCAAGAGCCCGGTGAGGTCCGCGCTGCGGCCGCGAATCGCGATCTGATCGGGTGGCCCGGAAAGCTCGATCTCGTCGATCGTGAAGCGGCCTTTCTCGACCATGCCCAGCGGCACATCCGCCCCGCTTTCCCATCCCAGCGCCAGCGCCAGGCGCACGCCGGTGCGCGGCACGGCGAGCAGGCCATCGGCATTGTCGAGCACCAGATCGATTTCGTCGGCATCGTCCTCGCGCCGTTCGGAGAGGCGCAGGGAAAGCAGGCGCGGTCGGATCCTGTCCGCAAGATCGGTGCCGTCTTCCAGCCTCAGCGAAATGGCGGCGCGGCGGGCGGTCATGGCGCCGCTGCCAGATTGCCCTGCCCGTCGCCGTCATCGTCCGACCGTTCGAGTTCGAGGCGGAAGGCGATGTTGCGCGGGATCCCGCCGGCCATGATCACGGCGTGGTCCTCATCGAGCCGGACAATCCGGTAATGGCCGAGCACGCGCCCGTCCCCGTCCATGAGCGGGTAGCTGTCGCCCGTGGCCGCCATGTCGGCCAGCGTTTCGAGCGCGCTGTACCGCCCGGCGATTTCCGGCACGATCAGCCCCGAAAGACCGATCGTGTCCACCCCCGGCCCCACATATTGCGCCGCCGCCCGCGCGCCGAACCGTTCGGCGGTGGCATGGCGCCATTCGCGGCTGCGGGTAAGGGCTTGGTAGAGCGCGGTCTCGACGCTGAAGACGAACATGCCCAACGTCATCAGCTCGCGCGAGGCGGCCGGCGTGCGGGGCTGCGCATCACGGACCGAAGAGAGACCGGGTATCGCGGGAATGCGCGGCAGCGGGGGGAGAGAGGCCATCGGTCGGGCTCCTATGCGTCACTGTAGGAACTGCGCGCGGCCTGGCCGGCCATGCGTTCCAGCTCGCGCCGGATTTCCCGCGCCAGCTCGGCCGCGTCCTGCCCGGGCCGCTGCTGGATATTGATCGTCACGGTCAGCCCTCCGCCCGTCGTGCCGGAGGCCGGGGCGCTGGAGGCGCTTGCCGGTGCTGCCGCAAGCGAACCGGCCGCGACCATGCCCGTGGCGACGCGTCCCGCCGCGCCCAGCACTCCCTGCTGAGCGCCGGCAAGGCCGCGCGTGCTTTCCGCGATCATCCGGTTCGCCATGTGCCCGGCCGCATCGAGCACGCCGCGTTCGCCGCGCTGCAGGCCCAGAATGAGGCCCGCCGCGGTGTCCGACCCCAGCCCCATGAACACGCGCGAAGGGGATCGGATGCCGAGGTAATCCTTGAACTGCTGGATCCCGGTCTTCGCCATCTGGATCAGCCGCGCCCCCAGCGCCAACGGGTTGATGGCCGCCAAGAGCCCGGCCATCATCATCTTGCCTATGTTGGTGAGCCACCCGGGGGAGCCCGCCATGAGGCTCTTGACGTTGTTCCACCCGGTCTGGAACGCCGCCTTGATCGTATCCCAGTGGGTGTAGATCAGGTAGCCCGCCACCGCGAGCGCGGCGACGATGCCGGTGATGACCAGCACGATCGGGTTGGCCAGCATCAGGGCACCGGCCTTCATGAAGCCGCTGCCCAGCGCCAAGACAGCAGTGCGCAACGTGCCGAACACCGCACTGTAGCCTCCGAACTTCATGACCATCGCATGCAGTCCGGCGGCGGGCTTCATGAACCCGCCGATCGCGAGCTGCGCCGCGCCGACCCCGATCCTGAAGACGGCGAGTCCGGCGGCCAGCCTGATGATCGTCCCTGCAGTCTCGGGGTTCGCCTTTGCCCAGGCCGAAACCACCTTCAGAACCGAATTGATCTGATCGAAGGCGCTGCTCAGCACCGGGAGCAAGGTGGTGCCCATTGTGATGGCCAGCCCGGAGACGCTGCCCATGAATGCTTTCCAGCTGACGTTCGCATCGCGCAGAACGCGCTGGTCGAAGGCGGCATCCACCGTTCCGCCCGCGCGCATCGCCTTGTCGCGCACCGCCCGGTATTCATCGAGGTCCTGGATCAGCGCGCGCACGGCCGACTGGGCCTGCATGTCCTCGAAAGCGAAGCCCAGCTTCTTCAAATCCCCGCCGGTTGCCTGCCGTGTGATCATGGCGATCGCTTCGAGCGAGGATTTCCCTTCGCTGGTGAGCTTGGCCATCGCGGCCGGCAGGTTGACGCCGAAGTTCTTTTCGAACGCCCGGATCGTGCCGGGCGCGTTGATCTTGGCGAGCAGGTTCTTGACGTTGTTCCCCGCCTCGTCCGCATCGCCCGAACTCTTGCGCACGATCTGCAGCGCGGCCGAAAGGTCGGCAACCGCAGGCACACCCACGTCACCCAGCGCCCGCATCTGGGCGGTGAGCGCCGGGAAATGCCGGGCCATGTCCTTCACCTCGAACCCGCCTTCGTTCCCGGCGGCGGCCATGGCATCGAAAGCGGCCGCCACCTGCGCGGCAGGGACCTTGAGGTTGGTGATGCTGGCATGGGCGCTTGCCGCCGCGTCCGGAAGTTCGACCTTGAAGGCGGTGGCGAGCCGGCCTGCCGGGGCCATCGCCGCCTCGATCTGCTGAAGGGTGAGCCCGCCCAGCCCGCCGAGCATGTCGAGGCCCGCGCGCATGTCTTCCGGCAACATCCGGGCGTGATCGGCCATGGTGATGATCCGCCCGGCGAGCGCGTCCGTCGCCGTGTTGGTCAGCCCCATCTTCTGCTGGATATCGACCATGCCGCTGGAAAAGTCGCCGGCGGCCTTCACCGCCAGGATGATCGGGGCAGCCATCGCCGCCCCCTGCACCATGTTCTCGCGTCCGCGCTGCTGCAGCGCCTCGGCCTTGGCGAGGTTGGCGCGGTGCCCGGCCTCGATCGCATAGAGCCGCTTGCGCTCGGCGATTTCGGCATTGGTCCGGCCGATCGCCTGTTCCAGCTCGCGTTCGCGCCCGGCGAGTTCCAGGCTCGCCTGCGCGCTGCCGGCCATTTCCTTCCGGATCTCGCGCAGCTCCTTGCCAAGACCCTGGCTTTCCTTGCGCAGATCACCGAGCGAGCGCGAGCCCTGCCGGCCGAGCCCGATGATGTTGCGCAGCGCGCCCGACATCTTGTCGACGCCGACGAAGTTCACCAGCAGGGACAGCTTGTTGTTCATCGCCTGTGTGTCCTATCGCTGCCCCTCTCGGCATGGGCCCTGTTCCACCAGCTGACAGCCCGCTCGCGCCATTCGGCCAGCTCATCGATGTCGAGCGCTTTCAGTTCGCTGAGAGGCCAGTGGAAGATCCCGGCGATATCGGCCATCAGGTCTTCGGCTGTTGTTCCGCGATCATCGCCTCGAGGATCTTCTTCTCCGACGCCGTCATAAAAAAACCGCGGATCGTGCCCCCGATTTCGCTGAGGTCGGCCGGGTCGAGGCCGTCGCATTCGTGCGGGGTCAGCACCGGATCGCTGATCCGGGGCACCACCTTAAGGATCGCCGCGATATCGGAGGTCAGAAGATCCTGCAGGGTCAGACCCCGCATCTCGCCGGCCCTGGGCTTTCGCAGGGTGATCGATGCGATCACCTGCTCACCACGCACGATCGGTTCCGCCAGCGTGATCGGATCGCTGCGCACGATCTTTGCGGGGTCCTGGGTGGGGGGAGTGACAGTGTCAGCCATGCGGGGCGTTCCTTCCTTTGTGCCCTACCGCGTTGCTGCTTGAGGGCGGGTGTTACGGCCCCCCCCCCCCCCCGCCGACCGGCCGCCCCGCAAGCGCCGGTCGGCGGTTTCCGGTCAGTTGCGCAGCGCCGCCATGATCTCGCCGTAACGGTCGATCCCGTCGACGATGAAGGTGCCGGCGACCATGTCGATCTCGATCTCCGGGCGCCCGTTCACCACCCGGCGATAATAGGCGAGCGGGATGGTGTAATCGTGCTCGGTATCATCGCCCGGCTTGGCGGTGCCCGTGGCGATCTCGCTGAAACGGCCGCCGATGTAGCATTCGACCACGTCGATCTCGCCGGTGTCGTCGCGCTGGTAGGCGCCGGTCAGGCGCACCCGGACCGCGTCCACCTGGGTGGCACCGAACTTGCGCATCAGCTCGACCACGTGGCCGCCCATCTTCATGGTTGCCTGCATCGCCTGCAGGCCGAGATCGATCATCACCGGGCCGATCATGCCGCCGCCGCGATATTCCTCGGTCGCCAGCGCGAGGCCGGGTTCCTCGAACTCGACCACCTGGCCGATGTAGTTCGTACCGTCGACATGGGCGGTGAGGTTCTTCAGTTTCTTCGGGATACCCATCGTGGCCTCCTAAGGTGGTGGACCCGCCCGCGCTCAAGCAGCGAAGCGGTAGCGCAACAAAACGTCAGACCAGCTGGTCGGCGAAGTCGGTGTAGTAGAAATCGGTGATCACCAGATCGATGTTGGGGTTTTCGAGCGGGGCGACCGGCGTGAACTGGATGCGGAAGCGCGGGCGGCCGGCGGCCAGTTCCTGCGCGCTGTTCTGATCGGGATCGAAGAACATTTCCGCGCCCTGGATCACGCCCTGGGTGGCCAGCTGCCGGAAGCGGGCGTTGCCGGTTTCGAGGAGATCCTTCACCAGCCCCACGGTCATCGGCTGATCGATGAACGGACTGACAATCTGGCTGACGATTTCCTGCAGCGCATGGCTGGTGCGCACCGCGCTTTCGAAGACGAAGCTGGGGTTGGTTTCGGGGTCGGCGCAGGTCCGGTTGCCCCACAGCCGGAAGCCGTTCTGGCGGATGATCGTGGTGACCTCGCCCGCGTTGAGCACGCCGGCATCGGTGCTGGGATCGGTCTGGTCGAAGCTGATGTCGCGGTTCAGTCCGGTCACGCCGACCAGCTGCACGTTGCTGATCGTCTTGTGCCAGCCCACGGTCTCATCGATCTGGGCGCGCAGGCCGATCGCGCGCGCAATGATGTCGCCGGCGAACTGGGCGGTGGTGCCCGGCCAGATCAGCATCAGTTCGCGGTGACCGAAGTTTTCGCGATAGGTCAGGGCGTCTTCGACATCGGCGCCGGCCGCCGCGGCATAGACGAAGCCGCGCAGCTTCTTCGCGACGCTGACCAGCTCCTCGACCACGTCCTGGCTGTCGAGCCCGGGCGCGGCAAGGATCTGCGGCTTCACGCCAAGGCGCTGTTCTGCCACGGCCAGCGCCTGCAGGCCGGTGAACGTGGTCCCGTCCGTGGTGCCGATCACGTTGGCATCGGTTTCGGCCTGGTCTTCGCCTTCCGCCACACGCACCACCACCACCACCGGGCTCGCCTGATCGCCGATCGCGCGCAGCACGGGGCCCAGCGTGCCGCCGTCGCCCGCCTTGCCCGCCGCAATATCGACGCCGCCGGTGATCAGGACCGGCGTGTTGAGCGGGAAGGCTTCATCGAGCGCCGCCTGCTCCGGTGCTCCGGTGGCAGTGGCGGTGGCGACGATGCCGATCACGGCAAGGCTGACGGCACCCAGCGCGCGCGGGCCGGCAGCGGATTCGGTAAGGGTGAGGCCATGGACCATGTCAGGGGTTCCTTTCAGGCGGCACTGAAGACCGCTTCATTGAAGATGCTGGTGTCGAAGATGCCCGTGCGGACGACGGGAGACGTGATCAGGGTCAGGCCTGACTGATCGACGGGGCGCGCCTGGAACGGAATGGTCAAGGCAACCAGCGCGTTCGAAGGTGGCAGATCGGTGCGCAGCCCTTCGATACGGATGATGAGCCGGCCCGCGGCGGGCTCGCCCGAAAGCGTGACCCGGGTCAGGCGGATGCGCGGTTCCCAACGCCGCAGCGCGATCGCGGTCGCGGCCTGCAGCAGCATTCGGATCGCGCCGTTGATCGGCTTGTCGATCAGCTCGAACAACAGCGAACCGAAGTCGCGCCGCATCGCGCGGCTGCCCAATGGGGTCGAGAGGATCTTGCCGATCGACTGCGCAAGGTGCGCTTCGTCGCTGATCGGCTTTCCGGTCGAGGCGTTCATTCCCTGCATCGGGATGGAGGGAAACGCTCTTCGCGCGCGCAATACCAGCGGCGGGGGCGGTGGAAGTGGCTTTGACCCTGAACGATCAGACCGGTGTGCCGGACTGCGCCCCACCAGCCTGCACCTGCCCGTGACGGTGGGTCTTCAGGCTTATCCCGCCGCCCACGACATCATCGGCTGCAGTCACGGTCTGGTCGACGCTGGCGTCACCCGTGATCGCCGCATCGCCGTTGACCGTCAAGCTGCCCTCGATGGTCACATCGCCGCGCAGGGTGATCCCGCCATCGGCAGTCACGTCCACCGTCCCGCCGGCGGGCAGAACCGCCACCAGCTCGTGCGCATCGGGATCGTAGCTGATCCTCGCGCCATCTGCGAACTCGATCATTTCGGCGGTGGTGCTGCCGAGCGGCGGGAAGCTGTCTTGCACGATACCCATGATGGCGACGGCGGCACCGATCTGGCCATCGGGGCAGACCAGCAGCACCTGTTCGCCCACGCTGGGAGGTGACCAGACCCGGGTCAGCCCTGCGCGAGGTGTGAGCCATCGGATCGGCCCGGTCTCGGCCGGTTCGGCATCATCAGGATCGCCGAAGCGCACGATGCAGCGCGCCTCGTCGAGATCGACCTCAATCACGGTTCCGATGCGCACCAGGCTCGCAAGATCGGCCGGGATATCTTCCTGAGGGGGGGGCTTCAGCATTCTTGCACCGCTCCGATGGGCTTTTCTTGCGTGGCAGGGTGGATCGCACTTTTTCAGGCGGCGCCCGTCAAAAAAGCACCGAATCTAGCGCCCATTTGCAGGTCGATTGACCCCGGAACTCGAGACAGTCGGCCTTAAGCTTGCTGAGCCGAACTGCGGACAATCTCACTCTTTCGGCGGTGCCTCAAATCTTTAAGCGGCCTCTCCACAAATCGATATGTCAGTTCAGATGCTGCGAACGTCAGAACCCATGAAATGGCGATGAAGTACAACCCGCGCAGGCCCCATTGCTCGCCCAGTTTCGTCATCGCGCCAATCAGGGGCCGCCGCCGCATCGTCAGCGCTAGCCGCCGCCGTCTGGCTATCGAGATCAGCAATGCGCAGCCACGCCGCCGGGCTTGCCTGGTAGGCATATTCGCCTTCATCTGGGATCGGTTCGCCGACGGTCGCTGCCGTGCCGCCTAGGCGCACCTCTCCGGCCACCGCCGCATGGGTCGTGCCAGGTGACTTTAGGACGGCGGATCGATCACCCTCGACCATGCCGGTTGCTTCAAGCAGCTGCGCCCGCGTGTCGAAGCCGCGGGCGTTCCGGGCACGGGCGCGATCTTGTGCCGCCGCTGCCGCATCCTCGGCAGCCTGCTGGGCGCTTTGCGCCGCTTCCTCGGTTGCCGGCGCCGAAATGGTGAGGGTCCGGTTCGCGCCCGTTCCGCTCGGGGTAATGACAAAGCCGGGGCCTGGCTGCAGCATCGCCTCGACTTCCTCCCGCCCGGCCACGGCGATCGCCTGGCCGACCCGTTCCGGCGTCATCAGCACATCATCGGCCAGTCCTTCGATCGCCTGCTGCTCGGTCGCGATTGGCACTTCGTTCGCCTGGTCCCACATGTTCGAACCGATCCCGGTGCGCGGGCGGTTGGCGGCGGGCGTCTTGTGGCGGATGGTCACCATGGCCGGTTCCTCTGGTCTTTCGGGTCAGGGCCGCGGGCAGGCGGCGTCGAGCTTCGCGTTGTGTTCCAGACCCCAGTCGAAGGTTTCGTCGCTGTCGGCGATGTTGTCGGGATCGATCGCGGCCGGGCGGGCCGGGTCATTCCGCCGGGTTGGCGCAGGCCGCAGCGGCAGCTTCGAGATCGTCAAGCACAGACTGGTCTGCGATCTCGCGCTTGCAGTTTCCGGCGAAGCCTGGCGCGGCGTCGCGCACGCACCGGCAATAGCGCACAAGGCCGCGATCGTTGCGAATCTGGTCAGCTGCATCTTTGGCGTCCTTCACCTGGTCGAGAGTGGTTTGCTGCCCCGCCGCCACGGCGGAAGCGGCGCCGGCGGTGGATGCGGCTTCGAGCGCATTTTCATGCCGGCGATCAGCGATCGCGACGAACGCCCAGACCCCGGCGATCAGCGCGCCGACGATCGCGATCCAGATCCAGTTCCGAATGCCCGCGAACCCAGCAGCACCCAGAAAGGGTATCGGATTCATGACCGCACCGCCTGCGCCAGCTTTTCGTGGTAGCCATTCTCGGCATAGGCCGGGCCGTTGTACCCGCGGGCAAAGGCGCGCCAGCTTTCCGCCTCGGTAGTTCCGGCGCGCAGTTCGTCGGCAAGGCCGTTGACCCTGATGAAGGTCGCAAGCGCGCCAAGCTGCGCGGCTTCGCTTGTCGCCATGGCGAGGGCGAAGCTTTCAGCACTGGCATAGCCGAGCGTCTTCCAGTGGAAGCCCATGATCTGGGGGAAGCCCCAGCTGGCGCTTTCGAGCGCGGCCTGTTCGTCATGGGCCGCGGCTTCGGCCATCTGGCCCCATCGGTCGATCTGGGCACGGGGATACGGCCGTTCGCGCCAGCGGGCATAGGAGAAGCTGCTGGGGCTCCAGCGCCCGTCCGTGCGGCGGTGGAAGATGTGCGGTTCGAACAGGATCATCGGCAGGCCGAGGTCGCTGAAGCTCTGTCCCCTGCTCTCCACCGCGATCACTGCGCGCAGGTTGCGGCTCGGCACCTGAAGCGAGGCGGCCGTCAACTCGATGTCGCAGTTCCCCAGCTTGGGCGCGTTGCGGTTGACGAAGCGTTCGATGAAGGCTTCGGCCGAGAACGCCGGCGGCGGCGCAGGTGTCGCGCGCGGCACGCCGGCAACGTCGAGCGCGGCGTGGATCTTGTCGACATCGTCATCGTCGAGGCGGCTGACCGCGCGGGCGGCGTCGAAGTGAGGCTTGCGGGGGTCCATGGTCAGCTTCCTCCTCCCTGGCTTTTCAGCATGGCCATGCGGCCGGTTTCGCGGGCCACCCACATGATCCCGAAGGCGATCAGGGAAAGGTGACCGAGGTTGATCATCCAGCGCCACTCGGCAGGATCGGCGCCGAACAGAGTCAGGAACCGGGCCGTGCCAAAGCACATGGCGGCGAAGGCAAAGGCGTAGAGCATCGCGCGCAGGCCCGGATCGCGATCGGGGCTGTTGGCCGAATGCCAGAACAACGCGGCGGCCAGCGCCAGATCGGCGATCGTGAGGAGGGTCATCACCGCGCACCACCTTTCCACGGCAGCGACATGTCGCCGGCAGCAGCGCGCCTGGCGAGCCATGGGGAAGCGAGCCCCGCCACCCCCATCACCAGCTGCACCGGCAAGACGGATATCCATGCGATCCAGCTTCCGCCGCCGGCGAAATGCGGGTGGGAGATCCCGGCGAACACGCCAATCACCAGCGCCACGATCACGGTCAGCGGCAGGGCAAGCCGTTCGGTCGAGGGGGACACGGTCATCCCGACGAAGCCGCCCGCGATGGCGAAGAACAGCCCGGCCACGACATGCGGCCATGGCGCTGCGAAGCCCATCACGGCGCTGATCCCCGCCATGCCGGCGCTGATCGTCTGGACTTTCAGTTCATGCACCACGGCGCGCACCCCCGGCAGCAGGGTGGCAGTGAAAGACCAGGCGCGCGGGGATCACCCTGCCCCCGATCAAGAGGGTCATTCGTCCGATCATTCGCTGTCTCCTTGGGTGGCCAGACGCGCTTCGAGCGCTTCGATCCGCTCGACCGCCTCGATCAGCGCGGCGGTGAGCAAGGGCACGATCTTGGCCTGATCGATGCCCTGGTAATCCGGGACCAACCGCTTGCGGACCTTGGCGGGCTTGCCCTTGCGGGGCCGGCCGCGCGCATCCTCGCCGGGCAGGGTGGCAGGCGAGATCACCTCCTCGATCTCGCGCATCCCGTCCTTTTGGCCGGTGACCGCGCCGGGGATCACCTCGGCCAGCTCGTGCGCGATGAAGCCATCGGCGCGCACGTCGCTGCCTTTCCATGCAAAGTTCACCGGCCGCAGGCGCTTCAGCCGCTCGATCGGATCCTCGACCGGGCGCAGATCCTCCTTCAGCCGGTAATCGGAGCTGGTGTTGTAGGCGGTCGCCGTTTCGCTGCAGGTGATCGAACCCACCTGGGTGGGCGAGCCGGCCAGATCCCGAACGAATTGCACGGCGGTGTAGTTCTGGGTGTCGTAGGTGCTGATCGCCTGGCCGCCCGGGGTCCGTGCGAAGACGCGCAGGTTCCCGCTGCCCTGGATGTCGGCATTGCTGCCGATGTCCCGCGCGCCGGCGACGTTGAGATAGCCGTTCGCGGAAAGCGAGAAGCGTTCGTTGACCGAATCGTCGTTGAACAGCGAAAGGCGGTTGGGCGAAATGATCGTGATGCTGGGGCCGATCGCCGGGGCGCCGAAGATGACGGTGGAGATCAGGCGCAGGACGCCCGTGATCGTGTCGCCTGCGCGGTTCACCGGGGTGTAGCCGAGCCGGGCCGGGATGTTGGTGTAGAAGCTGCCCTGTTCCCCGTCGAGCAGATCGGCATCGAGCCCGCTGGCCGCACCGTCATTGCCCGCGTGCCAGACGACATGGCCGTTGTTGCGCAGGCCCGCCGCCCCGTTCCAGCCTGCCTCGCCGGTGGGTGTGAAGCGCCAGAAGCCCCACTGGGCGGCGAGATCGGGGCTTAGCACCTGAAGGTGCGCGCGCTGGGTGCCGGCATTGCCCGCCAGCCTGATCGCGCCCGAGGATTCGTCGCCCGGCGTTTCGGCGATCACGGTGGTGAAGTGCACCGGGCGGCGGAACAGCCACTGCGGGGCCGAGGCCTTGCCGGTCGCCGGGGTGATAGCGCGGGTGGTGTCGTCGCCCGTCTGGGCTTCGGCCGTGGTGGCGAGCTCGACCACGCCGAGCCGTTCGGTGGTGGCTGGCGGATTGGTGAAATCGGTGCTGCCGAAACTGATCGCGGCCGCCGCGATGTCGGCAAAGATCACATCGATGGCGACCAGCGCGATGGAACCGGCGGTCTTTTCGAGGATCGGCGTGCTCTGGCCGTAAAGGGCGAAAAGGGTGCCGTTTTCGAGATAGAGGCCAAGCGAGCGCAGCTCATAGGCGTCGGCGCTGTCGTCGCGCAGCGTGACATGGATCGTGTCATCAGCCACCACTTCGCCCGCGATCGTGGGCACCCGCTTGAATTCGCCCGGCAGGCTCACCGCGGCGGGGCTCGGCGCCACACCGCTCGACGACAGGCCGATCGCGGCGATGACCACCGGGAGCGTGCCCGTGTTCGCGCCATTGACCAGAGCGGCGCGGCCGGCGTTGGTGATGGTGATTTCGAAGGCCATGCTGGTTCCTCTGTCAGGCGGCCGCCGCCCTGCAGGGCAGGCGCGCATAGACGGCGGCGCGGCCGGCACTGCGCAGGCCGATGCGGGCGCGTGCGGCGGTCGCCAGCGCGAAGGTGAAGTGGCTGCGGGCGGGCTTGGTGCGCGCAACCTCGGCGATCACCGCGTCGACGAACGCCGCGGCCGGCGCGCCGCCGGCGCCGTCGCTAAGGCCGAGTGTGAGGCTGAAGGTGTGCGGCGGTGCAGGCGGCGTTTCCTCGAACCATTCGCGGATCGCGATGTTGCCGCCGAAGGAACGGACCACGTCGACCACAGACTGGCGCGTCCCCTTGCGCCGCTGCACCGCGATCGCGCTGGCGATGCGGGCGCGGCGCACGGCCACCGGCCAGCTGGAATCCCACTGGTCGATCGACAGCGTCCAGGCGAGCCAGGGCAGCAGGTCTTCGGGGCAATCGGCCGGCGACCACAGCGTGCGCAGCGGCGTGCCGATCGCGCCGAACCGCATCGCGGTCAGCTGCTCGATCGCGCGTTCGAGCAAGGTCGAATTCGGCGGAAGGATGCTGTCGGCGCTCATTCGGCGACGCCCCCGTCGACCAGCGTGATCCCGGTGCAGAAGCCGGCCTGCAGCCGGGTCATGGCGATATCGGCGGCGGGCGCCGTCAGGATGACGTTCTGCACGCCTTCGCGCTTCAGTGCCGCGATGATGCCCGCCCTCGTCACGTCGCGGCCGAGACGCCGGCTCTCGGCAAGATGATCGTCGAGCTGGGCGCGGGCCGCGGCGAGCACCACCGCCCGATCGGGCCCGGCGAAGAAGGTGATGTCCGCTTCGACCGTGAAGGGGATGATTTCGGCCGGGTTGACGGTGACCAGGTCCGTCAGTGGGCGCATGTCATCATCGGACAGGGCGGCCTCGACCGTGGCGATCAGTTCGGGCGAAGGCTCGCCGCTGCCCGTGCGCGAAAGGATGGTGACCACAACCTCGCCAGGCTCGGGGCTGATCACCGAGGCATCGCGCACGTCAGGCGAGGCGGAGATCGCGTGGAAGATGTAGGCGCCTTCCGGGCCGGCCACCGAAAACCCTTCGGGCGCGAGCACGATGCGGCGGCGAAAATCGCTGTCGCTTTCCAGCACCTCGGCCACATCGTTGGGCGGGTCGGCCGGCGTGATGACGGACCGCGCAACGCCGAGCAGCGCGCCCAGCGCATCCAGATCGGGCCCTTGGGCATAGGCGACCATCACCGCGCGGGCCGCGTCGTTCACCCGCTGGCGCAGCACCAGCTCGCGGTAGGACACAGCCTGCAGCAGGATGACCACCGGATCGCTCTCGACGGTGGCATCGAAGGTGCCGCCGGTGTCCGCGATCGCGGCGGAGAACCAGGCGAGGTTGGCGGCGTAGATCGTTTCGAAGTCGAGCGCCTCGATCACCGCCGGCGGCGGCAGGCGCGACAGGTCGATCACGTTCGCGCTGCTGCCGGTCGAGATGAGCGGGGAACTGGCCATGGGGCCACCTGCCCTTCACGCGCGCGCGAAGGGAAGGGTCGCGGCAGGTGGAAGCCGGTTCCACCGAAGCCGGGCTGCTTAGAGGTCGAACAAATCGGCCACCACATCCAGCACCAGATCGCTATCCTGATCCGCGAAGCCGAGCAAGCGCCGTTCGGGGAAGCGGGTGTAGACCTTGGCGCCATCGGGCGCACGGCCGACAAAGCCGCGCAGGCCGAAGTGGTGTTCCCGCCCGATCTTGGCTGCCCCGCCGACCGGAGCGATCTCGACGCTGTCGGCAGTGGCGGTGACCCGGAAATTGCGCGCGAGGCGCAGCTTGCGGAACATTTTCCCCCCGGCCTTGCGACGCACCCGGCCGCGCTGGTCGAGCCGGGCCTTGCGTTTCTCCATGGGCCCGCCATCCGGTTCGACGTTGCGGGCGATGCGATCGAGGTTAGACCTGCGCAGCGCCTTGCCGAGCTTCATTGCCGCCTGCTTGCGCTTCGCCGGGGAAAGCCCTTCGAGCACCTGCCCGAACCACTGGTCGAGCGCGGCGAGCGCATCGGAATCGTAATCAGCCATTCGCGCTGTCCGACAGCCTCACCTCCGCCAGCAGCGGAATGGGATCGACCCCGCCGAGGCCCAGCGGATCTTCGAACATCGGGTTGGGTTCATCGAGATAGGTCACCTGCCAGCTGCCGTCGGGCCGGGGCGCGACGGCGATGTTTTCGGTGAGGTCGATCGTGAACAGGATGTCGGCGGAGGTGACATCGAGGATGTCGCTTTCGAACCGGAAGCTGTCGCCACTGGGGCTCAGCAGATCGGGCTGATTGATCCGCAGCCAGCGGGTTATGGCAAGCGCGATGATCGCGATATCGGTCTTCGCTTCCTCGATCAGCACGGAAAGCGGATATTGGAGGGCAAAGCCGTGGTTGGCGGTTCCGCGCGCGCGCACCGCGCCGTTCTCGATCCACAGCTTCAGGCGCGAGGGTTCGTTGCGCAGTTCGGGGATGGCAGCGATCAGCGCGGCCCGCAGGGATTTCAGCTTGCTCACTGGTCTAGTCCCACAGTTTCACGGTCGCCCGGCGGGGCGGCGCGGCGGACGCGGCGGGCGTGAGATCGGGAAGGATCACGCGCGTGCCGCCGGGCAGGTTCGGGCCGAGAACCGCCAGATCGCGGTTCAGCTCGTAAGCCTGCTCGGTCACGCCTTCGGTCCGGCCGAGCACACGCCAGCAGATCGCATCGAGCGTTTCGCCTGCCTGCGCGATGGCGATCATGGTCAGATCAGCTCCACGCGGTTGCGCGCCGCCAGCGCCTTCGCATTGGCATCGGCCGCGCCGATCGCGCGCAGATCGGCGACCGCATCGTAGGCCTTGGTGCGGTAGATCCCGGCGGTGTCGCGCTTTTCCTCGTTGCGGTCGATCGCTTCGTCCGTGGCGCTGACATCGACGTGCATGTCGGCGAGCTCAGCCGCGGCATAGAAGGTGACGACGCGCTGCCAGATCAGCTCGGCCTTGTTCTTGCCGTTGATCTTGTCCTCGGTCACGTCGGCGAGGCTTTCCGCACCTTCCAGCGCGCGGGCAGTGCGCCAGTCGTGGAGCGCGCGCAGGCCGGAGAGAATGCCGCCCTCGATCGCCTGCACCAGGCGCTGATCGGTCACCGTGCCTTCGCCCATGCGGATCGCGCGGCGCACGTCCTCGGTCGAGGTGGCGGGGAACCAGCCATCGGCTTGGACCGTGATCCCGGTGGGCACGTAGTTGTCGGGCGGCGCGGTGAGGCCGGTCATCGGGTCGCACCCAGTTCATCGGCACCGGCGGACATGATCACCTCCCTTCAGGTTTGGCCCCCGGTAAGGGGAGGGTGAGGACAGGAGTGGACAATCCGCGGGCTGTGCCGGGTTGCCATCCTGTCCGCCCTCCCCGGCCTGGTGGGGCGCATCGTGCCGGCGCAACGCCGGAAATTCAGTCCTTCGGCGCCAGATCGCGCAGCAGCTTTTCCGCGCGCTCGATGTCCTTCTTCACGCCGACCTTGGCGTTGAGCTTCAGGGCGCGCTGAAGGTGGGTGAGCCCCTGCGAGGCGAAGGCCGCCGCGCCGCCGGCCGGGCCGGTTTCGTCGCTGGGGTCGAAGTCTTCCGCCTTCACGAGCCAGCTGCGGCCCAGTGCCTTGTCGAGCTTGGCCTTGGCGGCATCGGGCATGTCGGCGCCGGCGGTGAGCTGGTCGATCTCGACCAGGATTTCGTGCGGCACGGCGCCGGGCTGGGCCAGCGCGAACTCGGCGATGTCCTCGCGCAGGAAGCATGCGGTGGTGCGGCTGTAGCGTTCCGGCAGGGCAAGGCCGTGCTTGAGCGCGAAGCGGCCGAGCATCAGCGCGAGGTCGAACTCGCTGCAGTCGATCGCCCAGACCAGGTTGGTCATGAGGATTTCGTCCTGCACCGGCTTGTCGGCTTCGAGCACGCCCGTGATCCACGGGGCGAAATCGGTCATGAAACCCCGCTTCATCGGGATCCGCGCTTCGTGGCTTTCGACGTCCTGCAGCTTGCGCAGGTTGTCATGCAGAACGGCGCGCAGGGTGGCGTATTCCTGCCCGGAAGCGCTTTCGGGATCGGGCTCGGCGAGGGCCACGGCGGTGAGCGCGGTGCCGGCGAGCGCGGCGAGCTTGCGCTGGCGGTTGCGAAGGGCGGGACTGTAGGACATGCGCATCACCTCCAGAATTGAACCCCGCTCTATCCGGCGGCGGGGGCGGACGCTGGCTGGCCGGTCCTGAATACCGGAGCCTCTCCGCTATGCTCTGGGCTCTTGGCGGCGCCGACCCGGATGTCAGCCGCCGCCCGTCAGCGCCCCTCGAATATTACGGTGCGGCCGGGCGCGCCGGCGCCTTGCCGATGACGATGTTTTCGACCAACGAGGCGATCTCGTATTCCTCGACCACGTAGGCTTCGTTGACCGATTCATAGTTCGCGACGCGATCGAACTCCGGCTCATCGACCAGCTGCCGGCGCCGCGTCTCTTCCTGCCAGTAGATCGACAGGTTGCTGAGCTTGGTGATCAGCAGGGCATTGCCCGGGAAGCTGCTCACCCGCATGGCCGGAAGGCCGCCGAGCATCTTCTCGGAACGGATGATGCGATCGGTCGCCTCGACCTCGGTCGCAGTCGCCCCGGTCTTCTGGGCGATGTTGAAGTACTTGTCGTCGACAAGGTCACGCCACGCCTTCGGCTTTCGCGTGTCGGATTATGCAATCTGGGCGACCGCCGCTCGCGGCTACAGAGCCGGGTATGGTGGGGGAAGGCCTAACATTTGTAATCTGTCCAGATTCTGGCCTCGAAACCCGCAGAAATCAGCCATTCTGCAGGTTAGGGTGGAGGTGTAATCTGACCTAATATTTTTCGGCCTCAGATATAACATCATTGATTTCATTGTGGTTTTCTAGCCGAGAAAATTACACCTAAGGGACCTAATCTGGTTACATCGATATTACAAAAATATTAGGTCTTAAGTATCTGAAACAGAACGGATGTTAGGAATGTTACGTCATCCCCGTGCATACCCGGCACTTAAAAGCTGGCCACGCATTTCCGCGATTTCTCGCGATCGGAGGCGCAATCAGTCTGACATGGCTCGGCTCGGGTCTGGGCGCTGCAGATCAATGCGCGCGGGGGCCGAGATGGCCCACTTACTCTAAAGGTGGAGCGGGTGAAGGGAATCGAACCCTCGTCGTAAGCTTGGGAAGCTTCTGCTCTACCATTGAGCTACACCCGCGTCGGCTTGCGCTATCATGGGCCGCGCGGGTGCCCAATGGCACGATCGGCGGCGGGCGGTCAACACCCCTTGATGCGGGGCGGCGCGGCAGGTCAGGCAGGCGCGTCCTGCGCGCGGCTTGCCGCCAGCCGGCTGGCGAGCCCATCGATCAGGCACCCGGTGTCGGCAGGCTTGGCGATCACTGCCGCGGCGGCAAGATCGGGCGGCACGACGCTGGGATCATAGCCGGTCAGGAACACGCAGGGGATACCCCGCCCAAGCAGGGCCCGGGCAAGGTCAAAGGACCGGTTCTGGCCGAGATTGATGTCGAGCAGGGCAATATCGACCGGCGTGTGCGCCAGCAGATCATCGAGGTCAGGGGGCGTCGCGCGGCATGCGGCGACCACGGCCCCGGCGCCTACGAGGCTTTCGCGGGTGTCCTCGGCCTGATAGAAATTGTCCTCGATGATGAGGACGCGGCGCCCGGCGAGCCGTGGGTCGTGCAT